GCCCTCTTTGTCTACCATCAATGTTTTTAATTGCCCTATCAACGCTTTTTAGGCCAGCAATCGTTTTTGGTACACCATCAATGTCAAGTTCAACTGTAAGTTTTGCTTCAGCCATCGGTGCTCCAGTAGTTTGCTAACGGCCAGATTTTTCCGCTTTTTGGCGTTGCTTTTCCTGCTCTTCACGGTCGTTACTAATAACTTTAGCACAGGCGAGGCGTATCAACCATTCGTCTTCACTGCAGTTTAAGAGTTGTATTGGGTCAGTTCCAAATAACTCACCCATGCGGGCAGCGGATACAACTAAGGAGTCGTCAACTAGTTCGTTGAAGACTCCGTCGTAGGGTCCGATGTATCAATAGTGTCCGAGTATCCAGCAGCATCAAGGATTGCCAAAGCAGCCGCTTCAAGGTGTGGGTCAACTCCGAAGAAAGCACGAACCGCCTCTGGAATCGGACGACTGGCTTCTGTCATCTCAAGAATATGAGGTGAAGCAAAGTTCAGTGAGTATCCGTTCTCGTCAAATACTTCTTCATCCTCAATGCAAACACCTACGGTTGTTGAGCCGATTACATAGCAAGAGAACTTAATTGAGTCCATCCCAGCCTTGGTGTCTTCACCAGAGTTCTTACGCCAATTACGAAGTTGATTCTGAGTAATATTTGGACTAATTCTCAAAGAAACGCCTGGACGCTCAGGAACATCAAGACGCACCACAGGGCGCTCAACCTTCTTCTGAATTACTTCTTTAAGGCGATTGAGAACATTCGGCTCTTCAATCTTTGGTAAAGAAGCAGGCTTAGGCTCAGCCTTCTTGGGCTGTTCTGGTTCTGAATAGAGAGAGTTGTTTTCTGTCATGCCAGAACATTAGCACAGCAATCAGTTCGCAGTGCAAATAACTAGTAAAATGTTGTTTTAAATCAGACAACACCTTGCACTGAGAATGTCAGTGCGAAAGTTGCTGGAGCACCCGATGATGAGTCACCGTCTGGCTCCGTGATTCCGACCAAAAGACACTTTGAGTATGTGCGGTCAAGACCCTTTACCTCAATGTCACAGTCGTATGTCTTAACTACAATGTCGTAGTAAGCACGACCGACAAGCGGTCTAAGAGCCTTAATCTTTGCTGCGATTCCTGTTCCAGTATCTGAAGCAACCTGGTCGTCATCGTAATGAGCAGTCAGTGTAATGTCGCCAATTTCTGCTGGAGCACAAAGAACTTCTGGGAACTTAGCGCCACCAGGATAAATCTTCTCAACAGAAGCCGTGATTTCGCCACCAGACACCTGAGCAAACTGGAAAAGGTTCCACTTAGGCGATGTAGCGCTAATCGGAACGATTTCCGCAAGAATTTGCCTCTGAGATAGTTTTGCCATTTTCTGCTCCTACTTAGACTGTAACTGAGGATGTTAGGTTTGACTTGATAATTGTCACTTCAATCTTGTCACCAACAGAACTTACTCGGACACCAAGTTGAGCCTTGATTGTTCCTTCTGCAAGTTGTGCAGTTGTGTTGATTGAAGTATCGCACTTGACCGAGTAGCCAGGGTCAATCAATTTTCCGTTGGCGTCATATGCTTCGTAAAGTGCGCCGATTGACTTCATTCTTTCGCAAATTGCAGTCAATCTTCCTTCAATTGAAGCGAACAATCCGCCACGACCATCAACAACTGCGAATACAAGGTCTTCCATTGAAGCATTAGCCTCAACAACAACGCTGTTTACAGTGTCTTGAATGGTGATAAATCTAAAGTTGTCAGTGTCTGTTGACAGTGAGCGAGCACCATAGATTCTTACGGAGTTTGCAATCAAACGAATTGCGTTTACATAATCAGCATCAAGAGAATCGCCAAGCGTTCTGTTTACATCAACCTCAACGCCGTTTACGAATCTTGCGCTTGACACCAAGCCAGCATATGGCTGGTGAGGACCAGTCTGGTTATGTGCAAGTGCACGCTTACCAGCAGCGTATCCAGTTGGTGGAATAAGTCTATTTACTCCAGCAACATCGGTTGGGACATAAACCCAAGGATAGAATACTGCTGCGTGTTCTGAATGGTCTTCTGCGCTAAGAGTCGCAGCATCTCCAGCAGGGTCTGTTGCTGCTTCTTGAAGATGAAGAAGCGCGATTCTGTTGTAGGCATTTGCGTGAACAATGAGTTCAGTATTGATTTCGTGTGTTTCTGGGCAAACAACTGCTCCAGTTCCGTATGAATCAAGGAACAACTCAAGTGCATCACTGTAGGCTGTAAAATCAACTGCAACTTCATCAGCATCACGGTCGTAAGAGCCGTCAGTGTTAGAACCAGCACCGAAAGCAGTTGCTGCTTCAACCTGTGGGAGGTCGTCGGTCAACTTGACTGCGCTCATGTACTTAGAAGCAATTGCGCTGTTATTGATTGCATTAACAAGTGCAGTGGTTGTTGACTTGTTTCCAGTCTGGTAAACAAGGTCATCGTTATAGAACAACTTGATATTGCGAAGGTCTCCAGATGCAGTGACCTGAATGTCCATGTTGTGCGCCCAGTCTCCAGGACCATTCGCTGTCAAGGTAATGCAGTCAGAACCGCCAACTCCTCCTTCATTAAGGACACGGGTTGCAGTTGTTGCATCAGGACCTACGACTCTAGCGATATAGCACTGTGTGCCACCCTCTTCAAAGAATGTCTGCACTGTTGGGTGAAGGTATGCATAGGTAACATATGTACCAAATGTCTCTTCAAACTCCGCAAGGCTTCTTACGAGAACTGCCTCGTCTGATGGTCCTCGCTGTGCGAGACCAACGAAGAAAGCCTGTGATGATTCACGAACAGTAGCGCTTGTTGGGCCTGTTCTTACTGCTGTGGTAATTGTTACGCCTGGCATTTGACCTCTCTTAGTCTCTTACAGTGTGTCGCTCAGCGAAGAATCGCCTTCATCGGACAATCCCAATTGTACAGAAACTTCTTCTTCTACATCTGCAACTGTTGCTAAAGTTTCTTCCTGTTTTGGCTCTTCTTGCTTTTGCTTCTTTGTTTTTGCTTTTGCTTCAAAAGACTCTACGATTTTCAGTTTTCCGCTCTTTACTGCCGTAAGAACTGATTCATTATCATCACAGGAGTAAGCCTTGTCCCCTGGGTAAAGAGATACTGCTGGCTTGCCAATAACAATTGGTCTTCCAGCAATGTTTGACACGACCAAATATCCAGAGCCGTTTGAGTCAAACTCTTGACCTTCTTTGACTTTTTCAATCTTGTGAGTATGCGTCATATTCTCTCCTGTAAATCATAATTAGTGTACATCATGCTTTTATGGTGTTCTGTCTAGATTGCTTATTTCAAGGTCAATTTGAGAAACAGTACCCAATGGTCTTCTGTCCATTACTTCATCAATTGCTAAATCATAAGACAAATATGCTCCAGCCATGACTCTGTCTCCCTTGAGGAGAGTTAGGTCCGAAAACTGCTCTTGCATAGTTGATTCGTCAATCATTGCTTTAAATGTATTCTGAGGGTCTGTTGCCTTCATGCATGGGTAATCAAGCAGGGCGGACCTAACAACGGTAGTAAGTCTGTCTCTCATAAGTGTTGCTTCCTCTGAGCCAACATCCCTAATCCACACATATGTACGCATTGTGTAGTTGACTCTATAAAGAGGGTTTGCCTTGTCGTACCCAATTCTTTCCATACGATTCGTTGACATTGCTACGGTAATTATTGACGGCCACGAGTCAAGCCCAATTGGCTCATATATTAAAAATGAAACTGGGGTAGGAAGAGTTGCGTCGTCAAGATTCCAGCCGTTTCTGTAGTCAATTATTCTTACTGGAATATCACTTTTAAGATAATTGTTTACATACTGCTTTGCGTAGTGGGCACCAAACATCAGTTCCATTAGATTGCGTCCTCAATATGGTCAGAAATATCCTCTGCTAACTTCTTGGCGAACAAAGGCGGTTCAAAAATTATTTCACGCTTTGGCATGCTCCATGTTCCATACTGGTGAAATTTTGCAACTTTAGCATCGGTACCAAAAACTGCATTTCTTTTATTTATTTCTCGTACTGTAAATTTTCTAATTGTTCTAAAAAGATTTCCACTTTGAACAAGGGGGATTCTTCCAGGATAATGAATTGATTTCCATGCTCCATATTCTGCATCTAGCGGCTTCCATGTCCCACCGCCATTTGTAGCAAAATGCTTTGTATAGATGTCCGCAAGGTCTTTTTCTGCTTTTCTAAAAACAGGCCTGAGGTCGGTAATTGCATCCCCCATATTCTCTAGGGCTTCAGTTACTTCATCGTTGTCAATATGTACCTGAATACGCATATTAAGCAACTCTTGAGCGTTTGTACTTCTTTACTGACATCAGTTCTCTTTCAGAGAACCCAGTTTCTAAAGGTGCCACATTTCTTGATTCAAGGTCTTTAATACCGACAACATCATCATGCATGTTTTGCATTTCT